GCGGCTATTTTCCGCTTCCTACTTTTCCTACAAGGTTTCCACAATTGGACGCTTAATCCGTTCCACATGATGGGAGTCGCAGGTATCTTGGGTGGTGCATTGCTATGTGCTATTCACGGTGCTACAGTTGAGAACACTCTATTTGAAGATGGTGAACAAGCAAACACGTTTAAAGCGTTTGAACCGACTCAGGAAGAAGAAACTTACTCAATGGTCACGGCAAATCGTTTTTGGTCTCAAATATTCGGTATTGCCTTTAGTAACAAGCGCTGGCTTCATTTCTTTATGCTTTTTGTTCCTGTCATGGGTCTTTGGACATCTAGCATTGGCATTATTGGTTTGGCTCTTAATCTTCGGGCTTATGATTTCGTAAGTCAGGAAATTCGTGCCGCAGAAGACCCTGAGTTTGAAACGTTCTACACTAAGAACATTCTGCTCAATGAAGGACTCCGTGCTTGGATGGCACCTGCTGACCAACCACATGAGAACTTTGTGTTCCCTGAAGAAGTTCTTCCTAGAGGTAACGCACTGTGATTCAATTTGCAATTGGATTGGTTGTCGGGTATTTTGCTACCCGACTTGCCATTACTATCTACAAAACCTCTAGAGTTTTGTACGAAAATTTCCGACACATGGGGTAACGATATGAATCATTACCTCGTCCTTGTTTATTTTATATGCTTTGCAGTCATTGCTGGTTCTGCTTTTGCTATGATGTGGGCTAACATTCGTAATATAAACGACATGTATAATCCAACCAAAACCACACGTCATCCAGAAGCACCGCAGCAAGGTGAAGAGGTAATGTACGTTGATTTGACCAGAGAAAGATTAGAAACACTATATGAGCATGAAGATTAGAGGATGTTATGACTGAACATTCAGACCATCACCACGAACCAAATGGTGAGAGTTCTACACTAAAGGAACTAATAGTTGCTTGTTCAGTATTACTCATTTTTACTATCATTTGTTTTTTAATCATGTTTGTAGGAATGCTATAGTGAAAGATTCAAAAATATAAAGAAAAGGAGGGGAGCAATCCCCTCCTTTTTTTATGCCTTCCATAAATAACAATAGGTCGCAGTATTTTATGGAAGTACTCAACTCTCCTCAGGATTTCTTGTACAATTTAAGAACGTGTTCTCCTTCAGAAGCACGACGAATGTGGAAGGAAAGCATAAAACAAAAATGGAAACACAGATGTGCATATTGCGGAGAGAAGAGTGAAGAGTTATCATTGGACCACATAGTTCCACAAGCAAAAGGTGGAAACGACCACATTACAAATGTTTGTTGTGCTTGTGTTAAGTGCAATAGAGATAAAGCATACGAACAAATGGAATCGTGGTATTTCAGACAGGACTTCTTTACAAATGCAAGATATGATGCTATCGTAGCATGGCAGAAACAAATGACAGATAAAGAAGTCACCCTACACAAATACAAACCACGCAGGAATAAAGTGTTATGAACATCACTATTCATAGTAAGTATGGGTGCCCATACTGTGATAAAATCAAAACAGTTCTCGACCAACGAGATATGGCATACACCATGCTCACATTGGATGAAGATTTTACTGAGGATGAGTTTAGAACAGAATTTGGTGTAGATGCATCTTTCCCTAGAGTAGTCATTGATGGTGTAACTGTTGGTGGAGCTCGTGAAGCAGTCCAGTATTTACTGGAAAAGGGAATGTTTTGATGTCCTCTATAAATAACAAAGATACCTCTGGAGTAAATAGGGGTGTCGAGTTAATATTAAAAAAGAGGAGGGAATCCAAGCCCAAAGAAACGAAAAAACCACTCTTTCGTTTTCTTAAGAAGTTTTCCCTTTTAAAGAGGGAAATCACAGTTAGTTTTAGTTTAGAAATTACTAAAACAAATTAAATTAGTTCTCTCGGAGGGTAGAGTCATGTTAGCAGCAGAACTCATTATTTTTTCAATGGTTTCAATTCTGTTCTTACTGGTTGGAGGCATAGTTGGATGGTTAGCAAAAGACTATGTTTATGCAACTCAACCAGTTTATACACACCCCGAAATGTTTGATGCAAATGGCAATGTATTACCAGACGAAATTTTAGCAGTACGATTTGAAAATGGCTATGACGACGACGAAGAAGACAGCGACGACTAGTGCAAAACCAAAAGTGAGCAGACGCAAGTCTGCTCCAAAAGCAGTCGAGCAACTTCCACCTAATCCTTTTACTTTTGAAGTTTTAAATCTTGCTGCAAAGCAAAGAACTAAAGCAAAGAAAATTGAAGTTCTACAAAAGTATGCACACGACTCTATCAAAGCAATTTTAATTTGGAACTTTGATGAAACCGTGATTTCCGTACTTCCCCCAGGAGAGGTTCCATACTATGATGATGAGGAACGGTCCTTGTCTGACCGCATTGCAGAGGCAGTAGAGGCACTCAATGGTGGTAAGTCTGTTGGTGCTATGGATACAAAATTCACAGCACTTAGGACTGAATACACAAAGTTATATAATTTCATTAAAGGTGGAAACGATAGACTGAATAGTCTCCGCAGAGAGAATATTTTCATCGACCTTCTCAAAGGTCTCCATCCTCTTGAAGCAGAAATTATTTGTCTATGCAAAGACAAGTTACTCACTAACAGATACAACCTTACAAAAGAATTAGTATCTGAAGCATATCCCGATATTACCTGGGGAGGTAGAAGTTGAAACTAAAGGTTCTTCATAAAGAATGTGACCCAACACTTGCTGAAGATAAATCATTACCATATACAGCATATCTCGTAGAGTATGTTGAAGAGGGTTTAACTAAATTTGATATTGTTATTGGCAATAAGCAAGTAGATATTTTTGACCACTATTATGATAAGTATAAAAGTGATTTCAAAAATATGACACAGACGGATGGAAGAGTTAATCCTAAAATGTGGGGAAACAAACCAGCATCCGAAAAGAAGAAAAAATGAAAGAAAAATTTGAAGATGTCCTTAAAAGAGAACTCAAAGCAGAGTTCAAAAAACAGATGGATGTCGATGTAAACGAGGAAGCACTAGACAAAGTGCTCAAGCAATATCGTAAAGTTAAGAAGTCTCCTCTTCATGAAATTAGGAGACTAGACAAAAAGTCTTAAGGTAAAATAAAAGTGTATCACCTGATACACAACCACTTGACTATATAGTCTATAGGGGTTATGATTATCCCATCGTTCATCCCGCAAGGGACGCAAGTAAGTCGTAGGAACGGAGCGTTCATCCTAATGGTAGAACTATTACTCTATACAACATTGTCATGTCCTGATGCTGATGCTATTATGCTCAGAATTCAAGCACATGATAACCTGCCCGAGGCAGTTCGTGTCGAGTTAGTTGAAACCGTAAGGGAATCAACACCACACTGCTATTGGGACGCAAACGACTAAAGGAACGGGCCTAAAAATCCAACTACTTTAGGAGTAAACCAATGAACACACTCAATCTCATTCGCAAGCAGATCGAAAAGGCTGCTGCACTTCACGACGCACAGATTGCTCATACCGCATATCGTGGTGTTGAGTATGATACACGTTGTGTAGAAAGTAAGGAAACCCATGGTACATTCTGCTACCGTGGTAAGACTTACTCCAAGTGATATGGAACCACTACAAACAGTAGGGATTATATCCTTAACTTCAGTAGTATTTCTTTCACTACTATACGGAGAGATTAAACTCCTTTTCAAATAAATCAGAGAGGGGTTTAACCCCTCTTTTTTATTGTATATGTGTAGATATATGTAGTTAGTTTGACTTAAGTAAAAATGTAATAATTGTATGTAAATTAACACAAACTTGCCTACATAGTATAGAATTAAAGAGGTAGAGAGATGACCCTAAATGTTGGGATTTGATTCCCAAAACCCCCTTGTTATCACTCCCCTGTTAATTCGATAGAGGTGTATTATGCACAACATAATTGCTAAGGAACAATTAACCGAATGGAGGCACTTTGAAGACACAATAGACGACTTAGAGTCCGATATTCAGATTATAAACGACTACTATGAATGCCTAATAGAGTGTGAAGACGACCAAGCATCATGTAAGAAAGTATGTAGGAGACTCTTATCATGATTGATTGCTTATAACTTTTTCAGGAGACCTTGACGGGTCTCCTTTTTTTGTGTAGAATTCCAATTGATACCTCACATAGATTATGGACAAAGAGAGATTAAAACTAATTGTCAGGAATCTGGAGTTGCTTGTTGATGGTTTGAAATCAGAAGTTTATTCTGACGTAGATGCATATAAAGCAGAGAACTTTGATGACCCAGCAGAGTATTACCGAGACTATGATGAGGTCTTTTCCGATGATGATGGATACCCAGACTGAACTAATGAAGCAAACTGTAAACCTAATTTCTGTAACACCTGATGCAGAAAAGCACATGGCATATTGTGCCCGTGTGAGCAATCCTAATAACCAGGAAAACGAAAAGTTCTCTGGACTGCTGAAGTATTGCGTGAAGCATCAGCACTGGAGTATCTTTGAGCAGGCATACATGACTGTTGAAATTAATACAACTAGAGGTTTGGCAGCTCAAATATTGCGCCACCGTAGTTTTACATATCAAGAATTTTCACAACGTTATGCTGATTCCACCTTACTCTCAACGGAGATTGCCCTTCCAGAACTCCGTAGACAAGACACCAAGAATCGTCAAAATTCTATCGATGACATTGACCCGTTTGTTCGACAGAAATTTGAAATGCTAATGCAAGATCACTTCAAGCATGGTGTAGACTTGTACCAAAAAATGCTTGATGAGGGGATCGCAAAGGAGTGTGCTCGCTTTGTACTTCCTTTAGCATGTCCAACAAGAATTTACATGACGGGCTCAGTTCGCTCATGGATCCATTATATCGAATTGCGTTCTGCTAATGGAACTCAGAAAGAGCATATGGATATTGCTAACATGGCAAAAGGCATTTTTGTCGAACAATTCCCTGCCGTTGCAGAAGCAATGGAGTGGGTCTAAATATTGATACATTATAGGAGTTTACACTTGGCAACATATCCTGTTAAACATACTGAAACTGGTGAAACAAAAGAAGTGGTCATGAGTGTTCACGACTGGGACCAGTGGAGAGAAGATAACCCAGAGTGGGAAAGATATTACACTCCTGACAATGCTCCTAAATTTGGAGAGGTTGGAGACTTCCAGAATAAACTAGTAAAGAACCACCCTGGTTGGAACGAAGTACTAGAAAAAGCATCACAGCAACCTGGAGCACGTAACCTTAAGATTTGACATGGCACGTAGAAAGAAAACAGACCAAAACAGTAACAGTCTGACTGCAAAACAATTAAAAAGAAAGAAACCAATCAATCAAGATTTGCTTATTCCTATTGAGCCCTTGACTGATAATCAGAAATTGTTCTTCAATTCTTATTCTGAGGATAAGCAAATAGTTGCTTATGGTTGTGCTGGTACAGGCAAGACCTTTATTGCATTGTATAATGCACTTAAAGATGTTCTGAATGAAATCACTCCATATGAGCAGATTTATATTGTCCGTTCTTTGGTAGCAACTAGGGAGATTGGTTTCCTTCCTGGTGACCATGATGACAAAGCTGCATTGTATCAGATTCCATATAAGAAC